ATATTTTCTGTAGGAATAATATTTTTAAAACTTTTCTGTACAAGATGCATCAAGTCTAAACTACTTTCGTTATCAGGTAACATTACCAGTATAGGAAATCTATGTAACTCTAGTAAAGACTCAACTACATTATCTATAGTAAATTCGTTATTGTCAATAAAAACATGCCTATTTTTACGGTATACAATTCTGCGTGTTAATGGTTGTGTTGCATTTAAACTTTTAAGTAAATCATCTTCGTCAAAATGAACAATGCCTAATGCTTCTTGTTTGTCTTTGTATCTAGCTAGATTCTCTATGTCAGGTTCGCCAATAGATGACAAAGCATAGTCTATTGCTTTGTTATGTAAGTTCTTTAATTTTAAACCAAAAATACCTGGAGCGTATTCTTCTTTTTTATTTTTCATGTGCAATATGTTTTCGTAAATAATCTTAAGGTTATCATCTATATCAAAATTAGCATTTTTAAATTTATCAATTACAGTATAGATGTTTGTTTCATTTAATTCTACGTAGTGGATCTTATTCTTTTTATCGTAAAGTCTTTGATCGCCTATATTTTGTAAAAATTCAATATACTTGATCATCTTTTTTGTAAACGGAAATCTTATTGAAATATGTGTATTATTATTTTTAATCCATTTAGATCTATCAATTTCACGCAATGGTTGCCTTAAATTTTCTATTGTTAATTCATCAAAACCTTTTTTATAAAATTGATCTTTATATTCTACAATTTTTTGTTTTGCCAATTCAAACTGTCTGTCTGTAAGAGCTGTACCTCTAATACATTGTTTTGCTAAACTAAAAATTAAGGATTGGTCGTTACTGTTTATCGTGAAACCAAGTACTTGATCATCATGTGTAACAACGCCCGAAAGTATTTCAATGTAGTCTTCTATTGTGTAAATCATAATACTATTATATAGGATTATATCTTAGAAGTCAAGTGTTTAATAGGAATTCCTTTAGAAATTTCTTCAACTGTCCATTCCGTATGTGCATAGTCGTTAAGCCATTGTGTTCTATCACTGTACAAAGGATTCTCAATGTTACGTAAATTTTGTTCGGCAACATCGTATGCAAGACTACTTGGACCTGTAAACGCAGGCACACCGTTAATTATACTGTGTATACCCGGGTTACTTGACCAGCTTACTGTAGCCCATATGTTATCAAACTTCATATCAAAATCATCATATGATCCTGTTATCTTTACAGGATTTTGTCTATAAACATTTTTAAATTCATATTCTATAGCAGGTAACGGACATCTAGGATGCGGCCTAAATAGTATTGGGCGTTTCGTTTGCGCTCTTATGGTTGTTATTGTGTCGTGTACCCAATTAGACATCGAAGGCATATTAGCCCACTGTAAACTCTTATCATGTTGTCCACACAACAATATATACTCGCCACTATAACGCCAGGGTTTAAGTTTTAATCCCAAAAGGCTTGAGCGAGTACTATCATTGCCACTAGGCAAATAGTCCCCATCACGATTGATACCATTTAATCCTACCTTCCATGTAGTGCCTCTTTTTATTCCACCTACTTCAAGGACGATGGTCGGTTTGGATTGCCGAATGTTTTGTTCCCAAATACTACGGTTTCCAGCCATACGACCGTTCCAAAGTACGCTCCAAATAACATCAATCCCATCATCACCATTAACAACAACATCATGCCCAAGAGCATTAGCGCCAGAGTGAAAGGCGTCAAAAACAGGGCTAGAATTAAGTGCGCCATATTGTCTCCATAAATTAAATTTCATAAGTAAATACCATATAGCATATTTACACGAGGAACAACAATGCCAGACATAACTGTGGTTACAACTTTTCATCAGCCAGGATTAGAAACATACGGGCAACGTTTTTTAGATTCATTTGCACAAAGAGTAGACAAAAAAATTAAACTGCTTGTATATGCAGAAAGATGTAATCCAAAAAATCCTGATCCAACACAAATAACAATATTTGATTCATTTGAAGCATTGCCAAAACTAAATGCATTCAAACAAAAATGGGGACATGTACCACATGCAAATGGAGACATAACTAACCATCCTGCACGTCATGGTCGTAAAGACTGGCAGAAAAAATTTAAATGGGACGCTGTACGCTTCGCTAATAAAACATATGCTGTGTATGACGCTTGTGAACGCTCTAAGGACTGGTGTGTGTGGATGGATGCAGATACATATGTACACAGTGACTGGTCATACGACAACTTTAAAGAACAGTTACCTGAAGATGCTTGGATAACTTATGTGGGTAGAGGTAAAGGTTCACAAACTTGGCCAGAGTGCGGATTTTACGGAATGAACTTACATAACGAAACTTGTAAGAAATTTTTAGCAGAATTTGAACGTGTATACGAAGATGCAGACAATGGTATTTTTAAATTAGCTGAATGGCATGATAGTTTTGTATTTGGTAATATATTAAACGGTATGAAGCAACAAGATCCTAATGCGTTTGACTATAGTGCTGAAATGTATTTACGTGAAGCTAAGTCTGGTGGAGGCGGCCATCCACTTATAAATGGTGTACTAGGTAAATGGATTGACCATATGAAAGGTGTACGTAAACAAGAAGGACGTTCTCGTAAAGTTGATATGATGGTTACTAGAACAGAAGATTATTGGAAGTCTTAAATATAGTTACGCATAAATTTCCAAGCAGTACCATCTTTTAATTCATCAAAACTCCAGTGGCACATACTTATACGTTCTAGCCAATCCTGTCTATCATACAGTACTGGATCTTCTAACGTTGTTATATCATTGTTTGCAACTTCTCCATACATACTATAGTCAGGTCGTACATCCATTTGAAAAACAGGAACACCGTTAATCAAACTAGCAACACCCGGACTACTATTAAATACTACAGTAGCCCAACTATTTGCAAGATCAACTCTAATATCAGGATTTGATGATAGTTCTACATTAGCATACTTTATTTCGTTTTGTAATCTTACCATAGTCTTTCTGTCGCCGGGATGTGGGCGTAGTATAATTTTTCGAGATGTAATTTGTTTTATTTGACGGATTGTTTTGTGTGCAAATTGAATAACATCTTGTCCACCCATGCTCCAACCGCCGTTACGTTGCAGGCATAACAATATATGTTTGCCACGATTACTGTAGGGTTTAATTTGTAATCCTAAATTATCTTTAATAAGTTGCCACCTATTAGGATTAATATCTTTATCAAAATAGAAGCCAGTATTTCTAAATACTCCATCTAAACTATATCTTAGATAGTTTCCTGGCGTATTCCTTTTGCCAGTTTGAAATAAAAATAAGTTACTGTCTACTACTATTGTATGTGCATTATTTAATCTTTGTCTATCTAATACTTGTTTTCTAAACAATAGATGAGGAGTATTTTTACTGTTCTCATGCACAAACCCTTGTAAAACTGCAAGGTCACAATCTTGAAGTGTAGGTTGATAATGGTTTATTCCGGTATCCCCAGTCCTTAAAACTCCTTCAACAAAGTTTGACAGTATTAAAGGTTTTTCAGGACTATTATTTTTTGGTGGGATTCCACTGTGGTAGCTCACTACTTTCATTTACAGTTCTCCATGCATATCCGTTTCGTAGTTCATGTACATCAAATTGGCAATACGCAAGATGTGCAAAAAAAGCATCAGTAGTTTCTCTGTCAGGCATTCTTGGATTATCTACATTCCTTAGATCATTTTCGCATATATTATATGCAGCATTTGGCCCTAATACTACTGCTGGTTTGCCTTCCATTAGTGCTTCTACAGCGGCAATACTGTTGTATGTAACTAAGCAATGTACATCATCTGCTAGTGCAGCTTGCATAGTTTTGTCAGTAACACGTTCTGTTCTGTTAGGCTTTAATCTAATTTCTATAGGTCGACTTGAATATTTTTTGATTTCAGCAACAACTTGTTTTACCCATGTTTCGGGATCAGGCTGTCCAAATACACGCATTGCTTTCAAACTAGGAGGACATACTAAAATCTTTGTACCTAATGAAAGTTTTCTATATCTGTATCCATGTGCTTTTGCTCTATCCATTGGTCTTTCAATAATAGGTCCGCAGTTTTGCATATCATTCTTTGTTACTCTATGGATCCATTTATTCTTAACGTTTCCGAAGTAACCGGTATCTACTGTATAAAATGTTCGTTTTGACTCTCTGCATTTAGCAATAGCTTTTCTACTACCGCCGCCTACTCCTCTTATTACAAGGGCAGTGTCGTCATCTAAATGATCTTGATATGAACTTACAATACCGTTGCTACCCATTGCAAAATTTTCTAGAATAGGATCGTATTTGTGTCCTTTCCTTTCAAAGTTTACTTCGCTTGTATCAATTGCTACTATTTTTCCCATATGCTTGTTTACTCTCTCTGTAATTGATTCCCAGGTATTGCCTTCGTAATACTTAGCTTGTGGATCAACTAGATAATTCAATACCGATTTTAAAATTTCTTGTTTTTCGTCATTCACCTTCCAAGTATCAGGTGTTAGTTTACGCTTTGCATTTGCTTGCCTTTGTGCTAGATAACTTTTTTCAGCTAGATACCAATCTCCAGAATATTCGCACGTCCTATAATCTTTGAACCAAGGGCCGCCATCTGTGTAATGTATTGCTGCCGGAAAATTTTTGCCATCTTCTTTATAAACTCCAACTAGCCAGTTCCATTCATGGCTAATTCTACCAATATCTTGATCCTCTAACCAACTAAATCTATGTAAAAATTTTCCATCTATATCAGGGTTGTTAATAAATTCTTTAGTCAGTTTTCGATTTTTTGGATGTTCACAATTGAACAACATCATGCTTGACCAATTCTTTCTTGGATATACAGTTTGTTCTTTGCCGTCCATTTTTGTTGAGGATGTAGGAGTGTAGTCATGCTGAACACACATCATAGCATAATTTTTATCTAAATTTTCTTCTATAGTTTTCCACAAGTTTCTTACATCTCTTTTAAACAAAAAATCGCAATCACAAAACATCGCCCAGCCTTTGAAGTTACAAAGCTCTGGTACTAAAAAACGTGTAAATGTAAATTCAGTAGATGCTAATTTATCTTCGTCTCTCCAGTACAGACCTCTATCACGCATCTCTTGCATTTTAATAGGAACTATTTCTATACTATTTGGAAATTTAGCTCTATCAAGTATACTTTGTTTACATACTTGAAATGCTAGATCTTCTCGACTATCCCAGCCTACAAATATTTTAATTAGGTTGTCTTTCAATATCTTCCTCCACACAATTGGCACCATACTGTATTTCTACTAGTTTTAATGGTTCTGTTGATTCGTTTGCTAACTGATGCCACATGCCTACAGGTATGTGCAACGACTTATGCTGTTCATAAACTCCATGTACATCAAGATCAGTTTTATTATTAATTGTATATACAGTAGCAGTGCCTTCTGCTACAAACCAGTGTTCGGCGCGATACTGGTGTCTTTGCATCGATAACTTCTTTCCTGGCGGCACAGCTAATTCTTTTACTTTAGTGTGCTTATCGTATTCGTGTATCACTCTATAGTACCCCCATATACGCTCAGTCTTTGGAGCCTTCCATTCGTCAAGTATCCAACTAGAACTGTTTATTTTATCAGTTCCGCCTACACCAAACTCAAATCTTACATAAGGCATATCTCCATATGTCTTATATTCAGGAGTAGATGTATTTGTCCTGTCACCGCCATTAGCAAAAACAACTGTTGTGCCACTACCGTGTGTTGCTAGTGTTTTATAAATTGCTCCACACGCACTGTCATCAGCATCGTCAAAACTAATAACATCGCTAACAATACTTAATTCTTTTATAATTGCAGCACGATCTTCAAATGACATAAACGGTCTACCCTTTTTACGGGTAAGCCAATCATCGCTATTTAAACCAACAATCAGTTTTGAACCTAGTTTACGTGCTTCTTTAAAGTATTCTATGTGTCCTTTGTGCAGTGGATCAAAACCACCTGTTACTAATACAATATCCATAAACATATTTATATACGCAGTTTATACTAGCAGTAAGGATTGATTAATTTATTTGGATATAATGATTTTAATTGTTGCCAAGGAAGTCCTTGTGATATTTCATCAGTGTTCCATTGACAATATGCTAAATTATTCAGCCATTGTGAGCGTTCAAATGTTTGTGGGTTTTCTAACCTGTCTAAACTTTTATTACTTACTGACCAAGCCATTGAGCTCGAACATAAACTAAATGTAGGTATTCCTTCACAAACACTTTCGGTAAGTGCATTAGTATTAAATCCTACAACTGCCCATGCTTTTTTAAAATCTTGGTATAAACCGTCGCCACCGTTAAGCAGTCCTGCTCCTGCATTATTACGACTTATTTCAAAGTTGGCAATACTACACCTGTTTATAATTTCCATCTGCTTGTCTACTCTTGCAGGATGCAATCTAACAATAATTTTTCTATCTGTATTTTTACGTATTTCAGTCAATGTATGTGCTAGAAAAGCATCATATGTGCCATGTTTTTTAAGTAAGTTTTTTAGACTACTATCACCTGGACGTTGTAATACAACTAATATTGCATCTCCAGGATTATGCCAGTCTTTTACTTCTATGTTTTGTTCTTGCTTAACACGTTCCCATCTGTCAGCTGGACAATTTTGTACATTGTATTCACCTTCGTCTTGAAAATAACTCCACCAAGCAAATCTATGATACGCTTGCGGAGCAGGATAATTAGGCATATTTCTTCTAAACACAGCAGACTCAGCACAGATATATGGTTTACCACTGTACCGTATATAGTTGTATATGTGTCCTAATTTTTTTTGGCGTTTCTGTTCTAGTATATTACTTTGTAAAAATATATCTGCTTTATTTATAAGGTCTTTATCTTCCCATTCGGCTACTACAACATTGTCTCCACCTATTACAGGATGATTTCTATATGCTGGTTTTATAGCAACAATTAAAGGTTCAGATTTTTTCATTTACAAAATACATTCCGGTCTTTTCTAAGAAACGGTGTTTCTTTTTCTTACCCATAGTAGAATGAATACGTAACTGCTTTGTTTTTTCTTCATCTAACTTAAAACCATATTCGCTCATCTTGTCTATCCAATATGGTGCATTTTGACAATTAACATGATGATACCCTGTTTGTCCTACTACAGCATGGGTCATTATTAAGTTTTTACATTTTTGCATAGCTTGTGCATAATTAGGAATATATTTTTCGTAAACATGCTCTACAAACTCTACACTCCAACCAACATCAAATATTCTATCAACAGGAGCAGGACCATTTTGAAAATCATGGATAATAAATCTACTTGAGTTATATCTTTCTAAGGTATAGTCTCCGTCTATACCAGTGCTGTCAAATCCCTTTTGTTCAGCAAGTTGTACCATGCCTCCGGGACCACAACCAATGTCTAAAAAACTTTTGTGTCCTAATTTCAGTAACCAATTCAGCGCACCTTCATCAAGATGTGTTAATCCGTTGTGTCCACCTAAGTGTTCTTCTAACATAATATTCCTTATCTAACTATAAATTTGTTATATGTACCTAAATACTTATCTTTGGTTTTTTGATTGCCTTTTAAAGTTAAGAAAACACTCTGATTACCATTTTTGCCTATGCTCATCCAGTAATATCGTGGAGGTTGTTCATGGTAGGTATATTTACTACTTAAATTTGCAATAACTGTTTGGTCCCAAAAAGGTGCCCATTCATCAATTGGTTTAGCAAGTAAGCTATCTGCTAACTCTTGTCTAAAGCCTGGCTCTCCAAAAGTTACTAGTCCTGCAAGCCAATGTTTTGCTTTTAAGTGTCTAAGCATTGTTATTTTTTGGCTACATGCTTCTTCAAATTTTATAGGATCAGCTTTTCTTGTGCATATAGTATCTGCATCAAGAGTCATTATTAGATCTTTATCAGTAAATTTTTCAGCAACTTTTAAAAATCTTACACACTGTAAATAACCAATTTTATCTGTATTAGTTTTAAATTCTCTTTGTTCAGTGGTATATTCAACACCATCTACTTTTTCAACATGTGTTGGATTTACAATATGTACGTGACAAGTTATCCAGGGATTAAAATATTTAATACTGCGTACTAAATTTATCCCCCAATCTTCGTAGTATTTTTGATCACATCCAATAAGAATATTATAACGTGGCATCTTCCATCCCAGCAACTCTTAGCTTTACTACATTAGTTATCTGCCATTGCTTCTGGTCGAGTCCTTTTAAGAGTCCTAGCCACTTGTTTCGCATTAATGCAAACTCATTTATAATTTTTTCATAGTCAACAACGTCTGCCTCACCGTCTACGTATTTTTCAACGTCACGGCTTGACAGAGCTCGTTGATAATTTTCAAGGTATCTTTTAAAATATGAGCTACGCAATCTACGTAGCTCAATATTTAAGTAATGAAGTATAGCTTCTATTTCTTGTAGTTGGTTAAAACGCTGTTCAACTATACCTGGCATTTCTGCCGCGGCACGTTCAACATTGCCTTTCAATTTAACTTCGTTACGAGCCTGTTGAAGCTCATTTTCAAAGAAAGCAACTGCATCGGGTATCTTAGATACATCACGCGAAACTTCGCTATACCAACCCATTATTCATCCCAATCAAATACATCATCGTCATCGGGATCGATATCAAGATCTAGATAATATGATATTGCATCATCGAGGTAACTGCAACTGCCTAATGCTGCTGTAAATCCTTCGTCTGTAGCACCATAGTCAGCACAACATTCTACGTAACGTTCTGCAACAATTTCTATACTTTTTTTATCAATTGTATCTTTAAATACCGTCCATATATCTACAATTTGACTTTCGTCCATGGTTTACTCCTCGATTAGCTCATGTTCATCTACAACAATTTCTGTGTCGTCATCTGCGGTATTTACCACAGGTGCTAACTTTTCATTGTATTCCGACATGATCATATCCATCTTAGATGGTTCCATCCAAGCCTTACGATAGTCAAGATGCTCTTCACCAGCTAGATCAATATACTTGAGTCTGTTGCCTTGCTTTTCTAGCAAACCTTTTTTCTCAAACAGTTCAATAAGACCACTGTAAGGATTCATACCTGTTTCGTATGGAATCTTTACTTGTACACCTTCGAACGGTTTTGCATAACGAGTTTTCATTACTTTACAACCTGCTCTAATGCCACGTACTTCTGAGATCTTATTACCAGCTTCATCTTCTTTTAGTTTCATCTTTTTCATTGCAACAACAATACTTGATGCATAGATAAAGCCTTGTCCACCACTGATCTTGTCATCTGGATCAAACATATCTTGTGATGCATATGTATGGTTAGTACATACTAGTCCTACGTTGTAACTACCAATCATGTTAACAGTATTACGTACAAGTGATGTTAGTGCTTTAGGCTTACGACCCATATCACCTTTCATATCACCTTTGTTAAACTGATCAACATCTGTTGGTGTTAGTAACATACCTAATGAATCAATTACAAACAATACTTTAGGACGATCTTCCTCGTTCATTGCTTTATAATCTGTCATAAATGTGCTAACAGTTTTTGCTACATCATCAATCATTGACATATTCAATTTAAGAAGTTTATCTTCTCCTGTGTCAACGTCTAATGCTTGTAGCCAACTTTCATCAAGTGCATTCTCTGAGTCAATTAGAACTACAAAGATACCTTGATCTTGTGCGTGTTTTACAATGTTACCTGCACAGAAATAACTTTTACCTGCGCCTGATTCTCCTGCAAACACTGTCACTTTACCTAGTGGAACGCCTCTATGAAAGTCGCCACTAATAAGATAGTTTAGTGCATATGAGCCTGTGCTAATCCAATCTGTCGGATCATTAAAGCCACTACTCATACCTGTTATACTTTTAGTTAAGTCCTTACGGAACTTACTAACGTCAAATGATTTAGCCATATTTTCTCCTTGTTAAAGCTATTCTCCTAGCACCGTTTAAAACGTTGACAGCCAATGGCAATGAATCTCAGTTCTGGTTTAAGTGCTAGGAGCACTTATTTTATTCTTTAGCTAGATTGTCTTGAACGAATCATTGCAAGAATGTCTTGTGCATTACCTTCTGCAGGTGCCGCTTCAGCTTGGGGTGTTGGTGCTGGAGTTGCTTCTGCTACTGGAGCCGCCGCTGGTGCTACTGCTTCAGGTGTAGGTGCTGGTTGTGCAACCGGAGCTGCTTCAGCAGTCATAGATGTTGCTGTACCATTAGTTGATGATTTGTTTGGATCACCAGTTCTTGCTGACATTCCCGCTGGACGGAAATATTGACCAAATCTATCTGCATCATATGCTTCGCCATCTACTGATGCTTCAAACATTTCTTTCATAACTTTAACTTCAACTTCACCTGGTTTTTTAGGAAGAAAATCGTTTAAGTTCCACAAGCCATTAGCTTCGATGCCTTTCATTTCAGCATCACCTAGTGGACGATCTCTACGTGCCCAGTTTGATGTTGAATAGTCTGCATATCCACCTTTGGATGTTTTATTAAGACGGAAGTCTACACCAGCAGTATAATCTGTTGGTAGTTCTTCCATGTCTGGATCCATAAGAGCCGCTTTAATAATTTGGAAAATTTGTGGTCCAATTATAAAACGTCTAATCGGATTCTCAGGAGTAGTATCTTCTGAGAGTGGGTTATCCGTTACAAAGCCTTGGAAAATATATGAACGTTTTTTCCAATACTTACGACCCATATCTTCTAGACTTGGATCTTTAAACCAGCCACGTACCTCGTTTAAGATGTCACATGTCTCGCCGTACATTTCCATACACGGAATTTGTACTTGTACAGGACGTGAATCAGTTTCACCCTTGACTCCTGCAAAAGGCAATTTAATCATCAAACGTTCTTTCCAAAAGAAAGTGTTTGACTCATCGCCATCTGGAAGGAAACGTAGAGTTGCACTCTCGCCTTCTTTAATATTCCAAAATGGGTAAATTGCGTTGTCGCCGCCGCCTGATGAATTACCGCTTGTGCGTGATTCTTGTTCCTTGAGCTTTGCTCGGATTTCTGCTAATGATGCCATAGTTAATGCCTCCTATATGTTATGCCTATGTGCAGAGCAACAAATTATTTGCTACTCTTGTGCCTTTATTCGTACAGCACAATATGTATTGTACGCTATTATTTATCAGAAGTCAAGTGAAATCTAACAAATTCTTGAAATTATTTTACTTTTTTACTATGCTACAGTAATGCTTGAAGCTGCGACCACGTCCGAACCGCTGATATCGATGTCGTTTGGACCGATTGATGTAGTTGTTGCTGGAGATGGATCTTTACCAATTTCTCTAATACGTTGTTGTAATTGAGCTGCATCATTTATGTTTTTATCCATTACTAGATGTATAACGCCGCTGGCATCATTTACTACAAAGTATGCAAGTGGACTAATTTCCCTTACAATTTGTCCAACTACTTCGTTATATGCATCATCTTCTGCTCTTAAATCAATTGCTGTGTTGGATGCGTCTTCTACAGTTAGTTTATAGCAAAATGCATTTGGCGAATACATAGTGCCTACTGTTGTGTTATCTCCGCCCGTAGCATACGAACGTCTTTCTGTTGATGGTATTACTGCCATTTGCTCTCTCCTATAATCCTGCTAGTCTTTTAATGTCGTTTTCTTCTTGTGATACTGTAGGCTCCATTACTGTGCCTTGAGATTCTGGTTCAATCATTTGTTGATCTTGTTGGATTGCTCCGGCTTCTGCAAACTGTGCATATTTTTCATTGATTGCTTCGATAAATGACTTTGCGGGATCAATATATTGCTCACCATAATCTTTTTCGATTGCTGTCAGTACTGCTGTTTCGCCTTTTGGAAATTGACCAGTTTCCCTATCAAACAATGATAATACAAATTCAGTAACAGGAATTTTTTCTTCTTCGGGCTCTGTATCTAATCCTGTCTCTACAATTTCGTTTGCCCATTGTTCGTATTCGGTCATTGTGTCCGTATCTTCCATTATGTCTGGAACACCATTTCCATTAGCATCTTTCCACCAACTACCTTTTTCATCATGTGAGTCATGTGAACAATCGCAATCTGGTTTACAGTTATGCATTTGACAACCACAGTCTTCACAATGATACTTACTATAGCCTTTCATATAACCTTCTGCTACATCAGCTTCACCTAATAAATCTTCAGGTCCTAACTCTTGTGCTTTGGTTTTTTCATTTACTAATTTATAAATGTATGGAAATACATCTTTTAATTCTTCGTTAAACTGTTTAATAGTTAATTGATCAATCCAATTGCTTGCGATGTCTTCCGGTACATCCTCCATTACAGGTGTTGAGTAGTTACTAAATGCTTATTTATAATAAGCCTCTTTTTGTAATTGCTCTACAGTCTTTTTAACAGTGTCAATTCTTTCAAAAACTACATCCATGTAATCAGTTAATCCTTCAGCCATTACACTAGAGCGACTCATGTAATTTTTAAATTTTCTTAACTTAGCAAGTTCTTCTGATAGACTAACAATGTGTTTACCAAACTCATCATAAGCATTACCGCCTTCACTAACATGTCTAGCCATTGCTCTCGCACCATTTAAATGTCTAAACGGATATTTAAATCTTTCACCGTCGGCACTTTCAATGTATATAGCTTCTACATTTTGTGTTCTGCCAGCTGCATATTCTTGGTTCACAGGTTTGCTATGTTTTAGTGCTAATCTAGCTGTACCTACATCTTGGTAGCTTGATCTACTGGTTCCATACATTTTTGATTCGCTCATTGTTTCTTCTCCGGATTTGTTTGCTAAAAACTTATAATCTCTTCTATTTAAATTTGACTTTGTAATGTCTCTGGTATCAAAGTTTAGCAATCGTTTTTTAGCAAAATATCTTAGTTCTTTTAAAAACCCATACCATCGTTCTTTTGTAAGTTTGTCTTCGCCTTCAATAAAATTTTCACTGTACATAACACTTAAACTTTTATCATCTACACTAATACTTACCTTACCTAAATCTTTTTCGCCTTCTTTAAAATCAAAATCAAAGAACCTTGCTTCGTTAGGTATATTGGTTACATTGCCTTCACCATTACCAATTGTTACGCTTGGAAAGCGTCCACGTATTTTATTAAATAATTCTTCGCCGATTAGATCTAAGTTTTTCATATTAATATTTATCAATAATTGGTAGATATGAAGATGGGCATGGGCGGTTCATAATCAATTTCATTTTCCATACTCTTAAATGTATTATATACCCTAGGATCCCAATCTTTAAGCACACTCATTATTCTAATAACTAGTAATAATGCACTAATTAAATCATCTGTTTCACCAGTTTTTGCTTGATAGCTTGATCCTGTTGCAATAAATCCTTTTAATTCACTAATCAATGCACCCGAAGAAATTTTCATTTTATCATTTTCTATCATTGTCTTCATTCTACTACATGCACTAATTTTTGTACTGTGTGTAGTGTTAAAGCCCTTACGGAATTTTCTAACATGTCCTTTACGCATTGGCTCGCTTACAAATAAACCTGGCAAGTTTTCTTCGCCAAAGTCGTTTATAACAATAAGTGCTGCTTCTCCTAACCCGTTATTCTCAACTGACCAATATATACCTTGTGGATTATTTGTTTCACTTACTATATGATCTAATATGTCTTTTAACACACGTATTTGGCTGGTAATGGGACTTGTGTTGTGTCTCCACTCTGCAACTTGTGTGTAACTAGGTAATTCAAATACCTGTATTGCTGAATAATCGCCACCAGTACCCATTGCAGGATCTAGTGCAACAACATAAGAACATTGTTTAGATAACTTTTTATACCAACGTGTTTGTCCCATGTTCATGATAGGTTTTTCGCCTTCCATGGTAACAAGTTTTAAACTACTAATAAGTGTCTCGTCAAATACTAAGAATTCGCAATCATATTCACGTCGAAATCTTTCTTCGCCAATACGCCCTAGTTCTTCATCTTTCCACTTTTCATCTCTGTCAGGATGCTCTTGCCAATAACTTCTAAAACTATGAAATCCATTTACACCTATTTCTTGTTCGTTACCGTTTTCATCGTATTTCTTTTCGGCTTCTTTCCAAATATTTGCAAA